TCTCAAGGCTACGATAGCGTTCCGCACACAATTCAACGTGAGCTTCTAGGCTTTTCTTTTCAATATCTGTTGTGTCCATGAGTTATTTATTGTCTAATGGCTCAAACCAAATGTTCACATCAGGACGCAATAATGTGGTCAATTCCTGTTCTACATAGTTGATTATGGGTACACCATTGCAGGCTTGACGTAATCTACCCACTGGATCGTCATCGAGTCGAAATACATCTTCGGTGTCAGTATCAAAATCAAATTGCCAACGAAGATTTTCTACTTTGATCTTAGATACTCTTAGGGGTTGTGTGTATAGACTTATCAACTGCATGATAGTTTCCCAATTGCGTTGTTGATTACGACTGCGTAGCCATGTGGTTTGATTGGTTACTGATTGTCCTGCATGGTCTCGAAACGGAACTGTGTTTTCACGAAAATGTCCGGTTACTCCAGTGGGGGTACAATCAAAATCAGTCTTTACTCGGATACTCAATGTCATGGTGTATTTACGGCCAAAAAAAAGCCCTGGAAATAAACCAGGGCTTTGATTTTTTACTACGTAGATTACACGCCGACGTTAGGGCTGGTTGTAAACACAGCATTACCAGCTGCGCTGTTCAACTGCAGATTCTGACCACCCGATGCCACTGTAGCACTGGTATTAGCAGTGGCCAACAATGTTGTAGCATCATATGCACCTGTTGGGTACACAGCCAAGTTCAACACTGTGGGTGCTGCTGGGCTAACTTGATACATTGCAACTGTGGCTTTGGTCTGAATAGCTTGCATCAGGTTGTTGATGTAGCCATTGACGTTTGCCGAAGAGGTTAACGCACCATTAGCAACTACGCTGAAGAAATCCAGCTTAGGGCCTTGGAAGTTGACCGAGCCTGTAGCGGCGATGTTTGCTGTACCTTGAATGTTACCATTCGCGGTGTCCATGTGGAACACTGGTTGTGTTGTTCCGTTTACTTTTGTAAATCCTGCCATTTTAATATCTCCTAAAAAGTGGGTTTTTGCCCTACACTTATTTATGAAATTGGCAAAAAATTACCCTGTTGATGGATTGTTTCGTTGTTTGTTTCTAGCAGTAAAATCAAATCTATTCACTGCTTTACCATAGCCTGCAGGGGTGGCAAACACCCATCCTTCATTGCCGGGCACTTGTGCATCCAGTTGCCCCAACAGATCCAGTTTCAAATCGTGCAGCATTTCAAACAACAAGAATGCAGCAGCTAGGCCTTGTTCATTGCTGGTAGGGCTACGCAGGTATTGTGCTATGTTGCTGGCTTTTTGTGGTGTTTGTGTTTGCTGTAACCATGCTAAGAATCCAGGAACCAAATCTTTAAAATCACCTGTGTAAGCAGCGTGAGTTGGGTTCACACGTTTGTTGATGTAATCTATAGCCAGTTTGGCCAGATCAGTGATTTTCATAGCACGTAGTTCTGCAGGATTAAACAAGGTATCTATAGCTTGACGATTTTGACGCAACAATGTTTTGATCTGCTTGTACATAGCATCATTCTTGGGCACGGGTTTGGCATATATGGGTTCAATCAGCAGCAATCCTTCCACAGGATTGAATTTGACTCTGCTGAGTGGTTGTTTAGGAGCACCTGCATCCGCATACATGGTATGTACTGCTACGCCAACTTCACTGTTGGCAATTTGTTGACCTAGTTTGCTGTTTACAGGAATACGATACGCTACTGTGTTAGGCTGGAATACTAGATTGCCAGCTTCTGTTGGAGGGGTTGATGTATACAACAAATCACCTTTGACATAACCACGGAAGTTCTCAGGCGTGGCTGCTTCAAGGTACGGCCATACAGTTTGATATGTAGGCAGTAAAGTTTGCACTCTATCTGCTTTATTACCTTTAGCAGCAGCATTAGCATCTCTGCGTTGCATGTCACTGGCAATGGCGTCTGTGCTAGTAAACAACCCATCATAGCCTGCTGCTGTAAATCCTGCGTCATCTGTAAGCACAAATTCACCAGTGTCGGGTTTACGTCCAAATACCAATGCAGGAACGCCATCCCACTTTACAGATCCTGTTTTGGAATTTTTGTAAAAGGCATCTGCTATGGCCAGTGCTTTGTCCACTCCAGCACTGCCACTACGGAAAACGTAGTCTTCCAAATGCTCAATGCCCTTGGCTTGTCCGCCCACAGCAGCAGGTTCTGTCTCGTACAGTTGATAAGATTTCTTAGCTTCAATCAAAGGCTGCATGCCTTGATTCACAATACGATCACGCAAGCGAGCCAAGAAGTTAGCATCACTTTCACGCACCGTGAGCTCCGGTTCTGCCAGTCCTTCACCAGCTAGATATTCTCGGAAATCTTTAAGTTTGGAATCACGATTAGGATCATTGCTGAGAGCAGCATAGATTGATTCTACATTTTTGAGATTTTCACGGGTAGCACCGGGTCCTAGCAATACCGAAGCTACGTAGTCAGGATCCATGCCACCTGGCACCAGTTGATTTGTTTCACGTGAAAACATGCCATTGGCACCTACTTTGAGTCCCTGTTGTTTGGCTATGCTTGACATCAGCACGTTACGGTTCATGCCTTTGTATGCTGATTCTGCGCCGCCACCATAATAAAACTGTCCCCAGTCCAAGTTAGGAAAAAACATAAAGTCAGTTTGTACAAATCCACGATTTGAATCACCAGCAATAGGTGTTTTAAAGTGTACCTCGCCGCCCTTTTTGACCCATTCTCTAGGATCTAGGCCTTGACTTTGTACAAATTGTGAGAGGATCCCTGCCAACTGTTCTTTTGAAATTTCATTGAGATCCACAGCAAGATCCAAATCTCCTGATGTGGGTTTACGTCCAGTTGACCCTAACCAGCGTAAAGGTATACCATCTTCTCCTACCTCGCTGCTGAAATCTAATCCAGTCACTTGTTCAATCCAGTTTACTGTGGCAGGTATATCTTGTCGATTGATTCGTTGGGTGAGTGGCTCTTTGTTAGGGCCTTTGAAAACATTTCCGCCTTCCAGCAGTTTATTGAGTTGCATTACTACGCCTTACTGTTCTTGCAAACTTGCCTGCATCGCGGGTGCGGATGGCATTCATTAGTTTGCGTGTGAGATTTTCTGCTTGCTCGGGCGAATAAGACGCATCTATCTGTTCTAATAGATTGATGGCTCCTGCAATGATGTTGGAAGCGCGACTCTCTATTATCAAGTCGCGTTCACGCTCAATATACATAGAATCTAATTCTTCTAATAAACTACGTGTGCGTTTTTGCATGTGGTTCAAGGGCCCTTGAGTTATTTATTGTAATTTGAGGATTAAACCACAGTATTAACTAGTTCAGGAAATGCTGTTTTCCAGTTGGTTCCGCGCCGACGATCGCAGGCATCCAAGAATTCAATTGCGTTTTCTCTTGGGCCATCTAGTCTAAAACGACCCATGACTAACTGCTGTCTATATTCAACGGGATCATTAAATCTACTGGTATGAAAGTTTTCTTTAAGCCAATGGTTTAAATTATCAAGATTAGCATGATTTAATATTCCCACAGATGTGTTGACCGCAAACATACAATTATGAGGTGCGTGATCAATGAACCATTGCAAGTTACCAACGACTTCGTTCCACTTGGCCGGATATCGTTGATATTCAAATCGTTCATTGATGTCATCAATACTAAAATCTAGTTGTACCAATCGAAATTCACTCCATAGATCTAATAGATATTGATCAGGCAATATGGTAGCATTTGTATTGTAGTTGAGATGTACTCGACTTTTGTCGGGTATTTTTTTTAAAAATTCAACATGTTCCTTGCTTAGTAAAGGTTCGCCGCCCCAAAAATGTATAAATTTCAATTTTGTCAAATCAAGTGATTCCCAAAATTTATTTACTACCTGGCGCCTTGACTGGATTGGAATATATAGTTCCTGTTTCCATCGACTACTATCGTGGGGACCACATATTACACAGGCTAAATTGCATAAATCACCGACCCAATAATCCATGCGTGTAAATTCAATATCAGTGTTGTCACACTTATGATCTCTATACCACTGATTCACTCCCTGGCGCCTACTGATTAAGTTTGCCGCTTCGGCTTTTTCGCAAGCTTCGCAAGCCGACGGAAATTTTCCTAATTTCCATTCTTCACGAATCTGAGTCAGATAAAAGTTATTCTTAAAGTCAATTGTGTCAACGGGGTTTCCAGGAGAAATACAGCAAGGTGAGATCTCCAGTTGATTGCCTCGGGTCACAATACTGATATTTTTAAATGCGTCGTAACAAGTTTTCATCAGCTTGATTTAATTTTGCCCAACAACTGTTTAAGTTTGGTACTTTGTACGTCGGCAGACACTCTGACTGTAGGAGGTCGAGGAGTAGGATCCAATGGATCATGACCTTCTGCAGGCTGTGGTCGTTCCCACTTCACAGCACCTTCGGTGGATTCTGTTGCGGACACACTGGCACGAGCTTTGATAGAATCCATTAAACTGGGTTTGGGACCACGTCCTAAATTTTCGTTTTCATCGCCACCTGTATCAGTGATACGCATGGTATCAATGTTGTATTCCAAATCAATCTTTTGTCCTACACCAGTTGAACTACGACTCTTCATACATTGAATCTGATATTTGCCACGCTCTTTCATTATGCGTGAAGTCAATATACCAAACACATTATCTGCGGTGTTAATTTTACTGATACCACCTGATATATGACTGTGATCAAACTCTACTTCTTCCACCGCTGATCGATTCAACTGACTGGCAGTGACCATTAACATTTGTAATTCTTTGGCCAGGTTACGTAGTTCTTCACTCACATATTTGTCTTTCACAAACAAATCATTTGGGCTTACTTTTGCGCTCACTGGCATCAACAAGTCCAAGTAATCGATCATCACAAAGTCCACACGTTTGCCAGTTTGTATCTGATACTCTTTTAAATACGCCCGGATGTCATTGATGTTTGATTGTGCCGGCAATCCTTTAACTTGATAGTTGCCTGACTTCTTGGCCACCAGTTTGACTTTGAGTTCTGCGGTATCAATATCTCTGCGGATGTCTTTAGTGCTCATGTTTGTGAGCATGGCATCTGTTCTCAAACTCGTGAGTTCTTCACTCAGTTCCAAAGTAATATACACACCACTGAGTCCAGATTGTACCCAGTTCAATGCTATGTTCATCATCACAAGACTTTTACCTGACCCAGACCCACCTGCAAAGATGTTGAGTTCACCTCTACTGAATCCACCATACAACAGTCGATCCAGTTGTGGCCATCCTGTGCTTACTTGCCCGCCTGAGTTGAAGTATTTGTTGATACGTGCAGCCGGATCAGCAAAGTAATCTGTGCCCATATCTTTGGTCAAACTGATCTGTACTGCATCCTTGATCAGTTTCTCCACAGGATCATAGTCACCTTTTTCTAATAGATCTGCTGATTTAAGAATAGCACGTTCTAGTTCTTGTCTGCGAGTGAATGATTCAAACTCGTTCATGAACCATTCAAAGTGTCCTTCGTTGAGTTCAGGCACCGGCTGTAGTTTAATTCCAGTAGTGGCTGCTATCTGTGCTCGATCTGGCAGTGTTTTGTATTTGTCGCCGTGTTCTTTGATGAATGCAGCCACAGGTCGTAAACTCTTATCAAAGTTCTCTGGGTTATAGATGTTCTGCACACGCACATAGCCTTGTGCATCTTCTAACATCATTTCCAAAAACAAGCGTTGTACTTCAACTCCGTAGTCTTTTAACAAGATTTTTCTTCCTTAGTTCTATTTTGATTTTACTGGTTTCACGATTTTCAAGTATAGTTAGCAAAGTTGCCAACCTGCCATAACGAACCACACTGTCATTGACATCTTTAATGTCGTTGGGCCATGGTGGCATGCTAACTGCCCATCCTAATTCTATTGCACGATCCACTAGTTCCATACCTGCTGAATCTTGGTCAGGTACCACAGTGATCTCTCGACCTAGACTGCGGATCAATCTAGCTTGATGATCAGATATAGTGTTATGCATCGCTGCTAATCCACTGATGCTAAGTGCATCAAATATGCCTTCTACTACAATCGCATGGGTCCAGTCGTTGTGCTGTAAGTCTGTTCCAAACACATATCCAGGTTGGCTATCAGTCACATACTTAGGGTTACGATCGTCTAAGAATCGCTGGGTGTGCCCTACTATGCGATCATTGTAGGTAAATGGGATAATCACACTGGGTCGATTTTTCCATGACCTTTCTTCATGAAGCTGTACCATCACAGGGTAGTCATCGGGTACTTTTCTTGAACGAAGATACTCTCGGCGTTCATGTGCATCAGACAATAACTCACTCATTGGCGGCAATTCTCGTTCTTCAAATTCTATCCCGGCCAACACATTAAACATGCGTTGACGGTCATCCAAGATACCATGTATGCTACGATGGCGCAGGCTTTCCAGATTCAACGCATCAATCTCTGCATCAGGCACACCCATCCAGCCCAAGAGCCTGCGGGCCTTAAAGCTCACCGAGCGGCCAAGGATAAAGCTAGCGGTGTAGTTACAGTTGAAGCAGTGATAACTCCACCCTTGTTCTATGGGTTTGAGCCCTCCACGTGTGCGTTTATCTGCTGTGCTGCTATTGTGTTGGCAACATACTGCATTGAAACTTATCCAACCCGAAGGTGTAGTTTTTCGTTTTGCAGGCAGATAATCAAGGATGTCTAACATCCTTACATTGTAGCAGAATCTATAGTAGAAATCAACTTTTCAGTAATCATTTTGTGCCCAATCTCGTTGGGATGACCGCCGGGGAATATCAATTCACGTTGTTGGTTGCCTGGATGATCGCGGAACCACATGGTAGTGGAAAAATTAGGCCAAATTATGGTAGGCAAATCTATTGGCATGTCTGCTGGCATAATGTGAAATTGCATCAAGGGGATATTTTTCCTAGCTGCAACTCCATCAAAAAACAAAACAGTTTGTTGATAATTCAATCGTGCTAGACGACGGCAATTGGTCAACACCAGCTGTTGTTTAATCATAGTTCGAAATTCTTCAGGTACTACACTGCTTCCAAATTCTACCCAAGTTGAATGTATGAACTTGTTCCATGGTGGATCATTGCCGATGCTTTTGTGGTCGGGATTATAAAAACTCAGTCGGTCTGAGTCGGTATGTCCTACCAATACCAAACATTCTTCAGGATTGGGTTCGTGATCCAACCACCATTGGAAAGTCCAAATTGAACTTTGCATTGACCCACCCGGGATACCAAAATTTTCTACAGGTACACCATAGTGCTGCCCTAGCAATCCTAGAAAATTATGTTGGTGGCGATAATGATCGTTTTGTTCCCAACATGTGTGGGCGTCTGAATATTGTTTTATCAATTTTGGATCTAGTAGTTCATCACCATACATCCAGGAATCGCCAAATCCTACAATTTTTTTAAATTTCATTATCTAACTAATATGCTTACGATGGCTCCGCGACTGATACCAATTACCGCAACACGATTGCTTTGCTGTGGATTACCCACATATCCTTGACCACCGCTTATAACATTTATGGCGCTTACACTGTTGCCTTCAATTTCTGCTTCAGCAACGGCACCTGCACCTAGTCCAATGATACTGACCTTGGGTGGTGCTAGATATCCATAACCTGCTTGATTCACCGTGATGCTTGTGATCACACCATTGGCTCCATATGCTGTGGCTGTGGCCATTTGCACCTGGTCTGTGCCGGGCCATTGATCACTAACCAATCGCAACAGCGGATGATACCCCACAACATTCATATAGGTCGTGCCAGTTTTGTTGTAATAGCTTTGTACATCAGTGACATCTACCCATATAGATTCATAATTCTGTGCACCTTGCATTTTGACATTACCAGTATAATGATCCATTTCCATTTGGAATGTAGTAAAGCTGGTACCATTAGTAGGAACATGGCTGCTGAAACGCTGTGGATCATTGTAAACATTACCATATGCACCTGGAGGGTTTAATGCCCAATCAGGATAATTGGAATTCCATACAGGATCAATATATGATTCAGGTCCATAAATTGTAGGAATAGTCACCAACTGGCTGGGAACAAAAGCTGGTTTCACTGAGTCTACAATATCCACATCACCGCGCCCTTGTGCTTGTGCATCTACAAATACTGCTTCTATTAGATTACCACTGGCACGCTCTATGCTGTAGCTTGAAGGTTCGGGCGGAAACTCTGTAGTCTCTGACGCAAGTAGTGTGACCTTGGCACGCCCATATTGAGCATTGATTATGACCATATCTTTTTCAATTAACTGAGCTGTGCCAGCTAGATTGATCAGCTTGAATCGTAATTCACTCCCTGTGATGTTCACAGGTTTTTGATCTTGATTGATAAACTCAAACAAAATCACGTTGTCAACACCTTTGTTGATGGTTAATTTTTTAGCGTACACTGGATCCCACCTCCGGTCAAAAACATCACCATCTGAGGTATCCAATACCAACACACGTTGGATTTGTTGATAGATATAGATCTGGGTTGAATACATATGGTGAGCTCCAATGATATTTACCTTGAGTCGCAGGGGTATAAATATCCGAACTAATACAATATGGGCAGCGACTTATTTCAAAAACTTGCAGACAAGTATCCTTTTATTACCTTGTGTGTATACGCCAGCAATGAATACGTGGGAATCGTGCAAAATCGCGACGATGTGATCACCACTATCTACGACTTTGGTACTGTGAAAGATCTGGACCAGAAACGCCGTTATTTGGATCTAGCCAACACCTGGTGGTGGGAATCAAATCGCAGCATACCCATCAACATATTCCTGCGTGGTGAATGGGACGAGTTCCGTGTGTGCTTACGCACGTTTGTGAACAAAGATTT